CAGGAGAAACAACACCATCATGGTTTGTATATGTTACAGCTGCAAGTTTTCTTGTATTGCCCTGTCCATCTTTATCGGTTATAATTCCCTTAGAATACGATTTTTTTACCATTTTTGCTTGAAGGTAATTATCGTATGTTTTATAATACTCAAATAAAATCGGATTATCAGTCGCATTAAATCTCGATTCTCTTATTACTCCATTACTTGTTAGAGCTTGATTAACGGAATCACCGCCGTTTGCAGAATAATACTGTTTAAACTTCAAGAAATTTGCACCAGCATAATATTCAACCGTTCCATCGTTTCTGTAAATTTGCGTGGATGGAGACAATAAACCCGTAATGGCTGTTTGGTAATTACCCGTTAAGATGTTTACAGTTATATTTGTATCAGAGCAGGTAAATACAGTTACATTCGGTGTATATGAATTTTGTTCTACGACTATATAGTCAGCATAAGCCGTAACAGTCCATCCAATAGGATGTGTGGTCATTTTTGCACGTATTGCATCCTGCATCTTTGCAGCTAATGTAGCAAGTGTGTCTGAAGTTGTATAATTAATTGCTGCCGTAGTGGTAGAGTTTATTGTCAATGTAAAACTTCCATCTGCAGCAAACGAGAATCCGCTCATCTTTACTTTATACGACGCAGCCCATTGCTTAGTGACTTGCACACCAGCGTCTATTAGCGCAGACGTGAAACTTCTTTCTACAATCACTGCAGTAATTATATATCTCGACGAAAGAAGAGCTCTGTTAACCGTACCGTTTTTGATGACCATGTATTTTTCTTCAACTGTGTCGTATATAACAGTATCTCCTACTTCGCAATAAATACTCGGCACAATCACATTCACACCATTGCGCTTGATAATGTTTATATCCTTTATCAAACTCACCGTATTCTCATTAGCAGGTCTATTTGTATCTGCATCATAAGCGGCCAAATTATCGTATTTATTAATATTTTTCATAATTGTTTATTTTAAAATCCAATCATTAACCGAAGTATTGTTTTTTGCGCTATAAAAGTCGCCAGTAGCAGTGTTGACATAAAATTGAGGTACGCCATCTGGTATGATAGAAGGAGCAACATCTGACACAATAAAAAGTGGTCTGCCCTGATAAAATAAGTCTTTCAATACGTCAATACTATCAACCTGAATTTTACTTATTATCATGTTTCTAAATGCAGCTTCCAATGCACTAACTCTTTCAGATAAAGCATTCAAGTCAGTAGCTATAACCTCCTCTGCGTCTATTATCTTTTCTCCGTCAGTTAACGGAATCCACTTTGTTCTATCAGTCAACGGATATGTATTTGCCGTTACCCTAGACATAAAACTTCCACCGCCGTATGTAACGATACTTAAAACGTCATAGCCACCAGGATATGTTGCACTCCATTCCCCAGCGTCATGCGGTCTTACTTTCCCTAAATTTATTACTGTTGCCATAATTTTTAATTATATATTGTTGCTATCAAATTTCCATATTCATCAATCGTCATCGAGACATCAGCCATATCTCCCTTCTCTCCTTTTAAACTTGATAAAAAGTCTTCCTCTGTACCAATATTCCCTGCATCAAGCCATATTTGATAAGCGCTATCTCCTTTTTCCCCTTTCAGCACAGCCAATTGTTCTGGAGTAAAATCCTCATACGTGAACGGATCTCCTTTTTCTCCTTTCAATAAAGCAAGTTGCTCTGACGTGAAGTCTTCAAAAGTAAACGGGTCTCCCTTATCGCCTTTATCTCCCTTATCTCCCTTATCTCCTTTTTCTCCTTTCAATAAAGCAAGTTGTTCTGGGGTAAAGTCTTCAAACGTAAACGGCTCACCTTTTAAACTTGCCAAATAATCATCTATTGTACCAATATTTCCAGCCTCCAACCATATCTCATACGCGCTTTTACCAGGATCACCCTTAAATCCGATCAATAAATCGGACGTAACAGAAAATTCGGTAATGTCGTCAGCCATCATACTGGTAGGTACAATCTGAAAGGCATTTACATCAATCGTGCACTTCCTTTGCAAATCCGATAATCCATAATCTGGTAGTTCATAAGAAAATACCAAATTATAAACACCAAGCGTGTCACAAATTTCTGGGGTAAATTCTATCCGAAGACTATTATCTATAACCTCAAACGGTACTGCTTTAATCTTTGTAAAAACACGAGCAGTTAAAGACGCGTTTGTAATGTTAGACAAGTTCTCTGGCTGACCGCCTCTGGTGATAGTCCAAACAAGCACAAAATCGTTACCTATCCGTATAGTTTTCATTCTTGTATCCTTTGATAATTAATAGTCATAATCAAATCTCCATTCTCATTAATCTCTGCAGAGATGATGGGTGTAGAGCCTATCAATAATGCGTATGGTACACGCACATTATCCACAGTCGAATCAGGATTTACCCTAATCCCAAACGCCTCGAATCCTATCGTTGTAGTTGCAACTGGTATATTAGAGCCTTTTATCGTTTTTATTTCTGCCATATTATTCGTTCCAAATTATTAAATCGTTATCTTCAGAAGTAATTGCCATGTTAAATCCATATTCGTCGCCAACGACATTAATTTTTTTAGTATAAAATTCAGTTGGTAGCGCATCATATTCTTCGTCTGTAAAATCGCCAAATTCACCGTCTCCTCCCCATAATGAAAATCCGTATCTCAAATCGTAATTTCTTATTAAGTTTATCCCATCGGTAGTGGTCGTCTGGTCTTCTTCAAAAACCAGCCGCCAGTCATATTCTGTTCCCGTCTCGTACACTGCTTTTAACATAGTGCCCTTTTTATAGGGTATATCACCTACGACAGCATCTTCTAATAAAAACCATGTGTCGCCTTTAACATAAGAAGATGGCTTGGCAAAGAAGGTTTTATTTTTATCTTTTATATTCTGCGACGTCTCATCAGCCCATTCCTCTAAGTTTTGTCCTCCCGACAGAAACACGGTATTACCCACTATCCTATTTCCTAACCTTGTGAATTTGGTAGTTTCTTTGCCTGTCAGGTCGTATGAGTTTATACCTGAATACTGAATAAACGAAGGTGCATCGTTGCCTACCGTAGAGAGTATCATCGCACCCTGTCTGTTTACATCGGTTGACCCTAATTGAAAGATGGTATCTCCAACTTCTGGTATATCACTGTTTAAAGCAGCATCGGTCTTGCTCAACTCAATGTAATCAGTGCCTACTGCTACCACTTTTCTCCAATAGAATTTCTGTCTTGTGCCTGTGAATATCTGGCATCTTGCGAAGTCGGTATTTGAGAATAAGTTGGCTACTTCTCCGTCTTTAGAATCAAAGTAACATCTGTAAAAATTAGGTGTCTCCTCAACCTTTGTGCACAACATATTAGCTGCGCTGATAATCAACTGACCACCAACACTTCTTGCTTCGTGTATTAAGACTGAAAAGAACTCCGCCCTTTGTCTTACAAGCAATTGGTCAACCTCTGCTACCGATGTACCGTTAACGTTCTTGATAGCTGCACCTGAACCGAGTAGGCCAGAGGCAAACGTGCCAACCTCTATCCCTTCAAGAAATTTTATTAACTTTTGTGCAGTGTCTTCGGATACCTTAGACAGAAATTGTCTGTCTCCTATTAACCTGATGAGACTTTCGGTTTGTTTTACATCCAAAATAGACCCACCAGCCCCGCTTAAAAGGTAATTGATCTGATTTTGTATCTTCTGAATAGTCCCGACTTGTTTCTCTTCTGTGAGTGTTACTTTATAGGTGGGGATAATCTCATCTCCTTCTTTTATCCTTAGGTTGTCGATTATGACACTACCAGCTATCCCCAAATCTGTATCTGCAAATTGAAGATAATCACCCTCGACTATCGTGTCGTGAAGGATAGGATTGCGAGCCATGTAAACAGGGGATATGTTTACCTCGTAGGTGTATCTTACATAATCATTTTTAGATAGATATTCTTGCCCTGCGGCTAATAATCTTTGCGAGGCTGCCTCTATATATACATCTGGCATTTCTATGTTTAAGAGGACAAATTTATCGCCAGCCTTGATGTTCATTGGGGCATACGGGAAATACAGTCCTATACCTTCGTCCAACACCCTATTACATGTTAGTATGTACTTGTTGCCTTCTTTTACGCATGAAAGTATCTCAAACTCTCTGCCGCCGCAAAGGCCGTTTTTCATTGAGATAGTTGCGCCGGGCAAGTAATCGTTTATATCAAATCCAATATCCTTTAAAGTTATCTTAAATGATGGTACATTTGCGCCTTCTTCAAATATACCGTTGTCGGTAATCGGAGTGCCATCGCTGTTAACCGAGTCTGCTGCTATTTCGTCCAAATTACCGTTGTCTCCTGAATCCAAATCTACTATTATACCGGCTGCACTTAATTGGCTTGCGGTCATACCTTCAAGTGAAGGATAAATCTCTGGTAATGATTCATCGCTCCCATCAAAGAACACACTGCCCTCCATTACACCCAAAGCACCTATATTCGGGCTGTCAATATACGGGTCTAATGTGGTATAAGGGAATGACGGCAACATGAGGTTTTGAACCGCCATATTGTTGGGGAGGTATAACGATAAATCGGGCTTGGTTAATTTGTTGTAGTATCTAAACGGTAGGTTTCTTGTGCTGCCGTAAACCCTTAGTCTTGTTATGATTTGTTGGTCAGGATCGGCTATTCTTGTTATTCTGTTTAGTCCGTTACCTTTACCGTACTCAAACACATCGCTTATGATATTACCAGCCGTACCTATGGTTATCGTTCGACCACGAATGATGAAATTTGATTTGAAAATAGTAGATACAAGCGATAATGCACCCCAAACATTTAATCTGTCTGCGGTGATAAATACATTGTTTACGGTTATGTTAGAATCGTTTACGTTTACAGTCCAAGAACGGTCTCCCGTGTAAACCCTGTCAAGATTGGCTTTTATCCTATCTGCTAAGTCGTGTATGGTAAGTGCGTGAAATCCGAATGACGGGAGAGATGAGAAATGAATGAGGTTATCGTTAAGAACATAGTCCAAAAACTCGCATCTTACCAACTCATCCGAATAGCTGTTAAATTTTACGTTATCATACGTGAACGCATCTCCCGTAGTGTTCTTCGTTGCTTTCTTTATGATAGACGGATCGTAGTTTAACGTAAACTGTTCGCCACGATATATCACATAATCACCTATTGAGAAATCTATCGGATAGGGCGATGTTATCGACGCCGTGATAAACCTGTCTCCCATGAAAGAGCCGCTATATTCTAATTTGTGAATATCGCAAAGCTCTTCGTTGTTCTTATTGTAAACCTTCCAACTCATCAGATTAATGCTATTATTTCGCTACCAGAATATTGAGGTTTTACCTTTGTTCTTGGGTCTGTAACCCTAAATCTTATCGTAAATGTCATCAGTTTGCCGTCATAACCAGAAAGATTGGGCTCATAGCTTACAAACCTCACTCCTTTTCTGCCTATGCCTGTGTGTACGTCGTACATCTTCATCTTTACCCCACTACCGTCTTGGCCTGTAAGGTAGTTTAGAAACGATTCTATCTTTGTGCTCCAATAATCGCCTGAATATCCTATTTCAACATTGAGATCATAAGCCTTTAATGGTAAAACACTCGGCTCAAACCAATCTTCTCCGTCTTCTTCTGGCCAATCGTCTGTAACTACGTCCTTAGCTTCTAAGTTAAGTTGTAGCGGGAACGATAAACAAACCATATTAAAGTCTCTTACCAAGTCCTTCAACACAGCGCCTGTTTTTTCTTTCTGAAACAATATGGTATATGCTTCTGCCATAGCGATTATTTACTTACAAATTTAACAATTTAATCAGAACATTCAAAATATTCTCAATCTTTTTCGTGGACTTTTACATCGCCTTCAAACGAAATATTACAATCGTTATTTTTATATACACTTATGCTTGCCAATCCTCTTTGTACAAGGTGGACATCAGCGCATCCGTAAACGGTAACATAAACCTTAGCGTGATCTTTTGCCTCTATCTCAATATCCGAAGCTCCGTTCACATATATATCTCTCACGGAGAATCCGCTGAATACGAATTTACCGCTACTATCAAGAACGACGCAATCACTTTGAGGGTTATTCACGTAAAATTCTGTGTTTACGTATATGTTATTCTTTTCAAGCAACTCTTTGTCTATGTTGTTAACGATAAATTCGTTTGACGGGAAGTTGTTCTCCATAACGAAATCAATACCCTTCTTATACTTGTCTATTAACGTCTGATGGTCAGAGTTTAAGTCCCATTCGTTAAACCACTTGTCGCACAGTCCTGCTTGTCTTGCCGATGTTCTTAGTTCTATGTTGAGTTCTTTTAAGTCCATATCATTTAACTTTTAAAGATTTAGTGCCAGCCGAAACAGAGTTTAAGAAGTCCATGATGTCTTCTGCTATCTTAGACGCCTTTTCAGTGTTTCTCGCTATGTTTTGTAGTTGAATTAATTGTGCTTTACCCAATGAGGTTATCTCCGGCATGTCCGAATCAATAAGCCTCTTGACAAAGTCCAATTGCATTGCGATGTCAGCCCTGATACCGTTTACATAAGAAGCAAGTAGTGAAGCCGTATCTTCGGTTATACCCTTTATCCCAGCCGCCAACCCCCCTTCTTCTTTGTCTGGTTTTTCTTTAAGCGAAACACCATAACTATCCTCCATGTATTTATTGAGAGAATCGAGAGCTTTATAATAGGCCTCCGACTTCTTTTCTCCCTCCATAAGGATTTTGGCAAGTCCTTGCATTTCTCTCTCATCAAGCACATAATCACGCCCGAAATAACCTCCTTTACCATCTTCTCCGAACAAGGCTATTCGTGCTTTCTCCATCATGGGCTGTAATATTTGCATTTTAAGCATGTCGTTCATCACACCGGCTAATATGTCGGCAGATGTCTTTCTAAACGCCTCTGCTCCGTCCTCTCCCTTCTTCCATGCCTCAAATAACGCATCTCCCAATTGAGATGCCCAATTCTTAAAGTCGATGTTTAATAAATCGGATGCAGCCTCTTCGGCAAAGTATCTAAGTTCTTCTTCGGCTTCTTTTATGGCAGCATCATAGTCTGCGAGCTTCTTTTTATCTGTGTGTTTCTTTGCCTCTTCTGCCTTTCTTTGAATCTTTAACTGTTTAAGTCGAAGCTCAAGGTTTTTCTTTTGTTCGGCAAGCAAATCTTTCTGATTACCCAAAGAACGGCGAAGTGATTCTTCAATAGATTGATATGCGGCCTCTAATTTTCTAACCTCAGCCTCGCTTTTTTGGATGGCTTTATCAAGCTTTTTGTCATGTGCTTGCGCTATCTTGCCAACCCAATTAGCCACTTCTCCCATAGCAGCGCCTATGCCGCCGACTATACCTCCTTTTGCAAAGCCTTCTCCTATATTGGATACAGAACTTATGGCGTCCATAGCATAGCCTATACTGTCGGCTACATCCTCATTACCTAATGCCTCAAACATCGATCTTATGCCTCCGAGTGTGCTTGAGAATATGTCAAGGTATGGTTGTGCATTTTTAAACGCATCTGCAATCTTATTTTCAGCCGCCGCCAATTTTATTCCTGCATTAGAGGCCTCTGTTTGTGCTTGTGCGAGAGATTTATATTCTACACTTATGCCTTGTATTTCTTTTTTTTCTACTGGCAATGCCCCACTTTCGTCGGTAGTAGTTGTTGATTTTACCCCATAAGCGTTTACGACCTTTCCACCATCTTCTATGATAGACAAGTTTGCTCTCGCATCTTTCAGTTCTTTTAAAGCGTCTATATATTCTGATATACCTTCGGTTAGCGATTTAAACGGATTGCGAGATTCATATTCATTTTGTAACTTTTTGAGAACACTCATGAGTTCTTTAAACTCGTTTACCGGCAAACTTTTACCCGCAGAAGCCTTAAACTTCTCTAAGTCTGATATGATACTCTCTATAACCGAAGTGGACAATCGGTCAATGTCCTCAAACGCCATTATCCATGTATCACTCTCTTTGAATATCTCGAAGTCTAAAGAAGCAAGTGCCTCCTTAGTTCTTTTTCTACTTTCATCTACCGCTGCTTGTGAAGCTCCGTTCTTAATCAAATCGGCAACATCTTGTTCGCCTTGAGTTATTATATCCTTACGTTGTTGTTCGTAGTTTTTATAGGTACTTAGCAGCTCGGCAGCTCTCATCAAACTTTCATCGGACAGTTTCTTTGATTCTTCTTGATATGCTTTAACAAGTGCAGATGTTTTTCCTCCAAACATCTTTGCTACGGTATCAGGATCTGCTTTTATGAGTTCAGTAAATGATATTCCGACCTTATTGCCTTTTATCTCATCCTCTATTTCTTTCTGCAGTTGTTCTAATACAGACTTAAACCCAACCTTACCCCCGAACACTGCGTTTATGGCAAAACTGTAATCTCCCGATTCTTTGTATAGTTTAGAGAACAAATCCCATTTGGCTATTGTCTCCGTGATCTGTCTCTCTACGTCTGCCAATGTTGTTTCTACCGACTGTCTGTCTAATCCGGTTAATGCTTTAGCGGCCTCAACACGTGCCTGTGTGCTGCCTGTTTTGCGTATCTTTTCTAATTCGGATCTTAATGTATCGGGATCAAATTCTGGGTATATAGCTTTGGCTACACTCTTGGCTCTATCGCCACCTGCTATCTTAACCCATTCTTCGTACATTGAGTTAGCCTCCATCAACAAAGCAACACGATCTTTCAGGATGTCGTTTGTAGTATTATTTTCATTTGTGCTTTCTTTATCTCTTAATGCAATCTTGGCTTTAATATCCTCAATTTCTTTCAGTTTTTTATTCCACTCGTCAGTGCCTATAAGTGAATCATCCATTAAATCTAATTGCTTCTGTGCAGCACTTAACTGATTATCCCAATACTCCTTATTACGAACAGTATTAGTATCATCTCCCATAAGAAACGCAAATTCTTTTTCAAGAGACGTAACCTTCTTATTATAATTTTCTTGGGCTTTAGTAATATCTTTAGTTATATCCAATACACGTTTGCCTTCGTCTGATACGGTAGATATAAGCCTGTTTCCACGAGATAATCTTGAATTAACAACCCCGAAATACTTTCTTGTGCGTTCTTCAAGCTCTTTGGTTATAGTACCCGTTGATGTTAGCTCCGACTGTATGTCTCTGAAAAGAGATTCTGCCGTGTCTGATGTTATTCTTTTGTCCGGCACCCACGATTCGAATATCTCTCTCATGGCTCTTTCAGAGTCTCTACTTTCTTTAAACAGGTCTTCTATAAATCCGATTTTGCGCTTTTCAATCGCCTTAGCCCTCGCTGATGCCAGAACCGCATCTGTCAACAATCTATATGCTTTTTCCTGATTTAGCAACGATGCAGTTTCCTGATCAACTCCAGCTAAATATTCTCCGTATTGATTGATAATGTCTGCCCTTGCATCATTCCACTCTGCCGTACCCTCTGTCGCTCTTTTTAATCTGTCGAACAATATATCCAATTGGGCAATATCTTTTCCTGCCGATTTTGCAAATTCTTCGTTTAGCGATTTTAGTTCTTTCTTGGATAGCTTTGTTGCGTCTCCAAATTTTAACATCTTGCCTATAGCATCGAATATCTTAGCGCCAAAAAACGTCATTATGGTTACTGCAGCAACGATTGCAGTTTGCCAGCTGAATATACTTGAAATAAGCTGTCTCCACACAGGGACTGCTTTTACATTCAGATTCATGCCTTCTTTTTGCTGCTGCCTAAGTATTTTATATTCTTCATTGGCTCTTT